CTTTTTAAGAGAGAAGATGAATTAACTGGAATTGTACCTTTATGTGTATATTCAAATTATGGTTTCTCAGTAAATAATTGGACAAAACCAAATGATTTATCATCAGAATATAAATTATTAGAAATTAATCCTCAAAATATTCATTTTTTAATGGATTTTATAAAAAAAAATAATGATAAATTTGATATTATAATTATGACAGACTTAGGAAATATAATTGAATTAATAAAAACAAAAAATATATTTATTTATGTAATTATGGTAGATAATGAAATAATATGTGCATATTTTTTTCGTAAATCATGTATTCAAATAGAAAAAAATATTGAAGTGCTAAGTTGTTTTGCATCAATTAATGATGGAGTAAACGATATTTTTATTCAAGGATTTAAAATAAGTTTTTGGAAAATTGCTTATGAAAATTATTTTGGTTTTTCTTCTATTGAAAATGTTTCACATAATAATATTATTATAAATAATATTATGAACAAAACATGTCCAATGATTATTAGTCCAACTGCGTATTTTTTCTATAATTTTGCTTATCCAACTTTTCAACCAGGAAAAGTATTAATTATTAATTAATATTATAATATTATTCAATATTATTCAATATTTTTATTAAATAATATTTATTTTAGTTTACACCCTTGAAGATTTAAAATGGGAAAAATCACACTAAAAATCAAAAAGTTTTCCCCTTCACAGAGCGTGTAAATTTTGGTTATACTTGTTCGTCTAAATCAGTTGATAAATTCTTGCTTCTTGATAAATAATTTGGACTTTCTTTATTATTTATCGCATTATAAGCAATTTTATATGGATATAGATATAAAATTAACTTAGTGTATAGTAAATACAACCTTGAGTTCCATATCTGTATATAGCAGGATTATTATTATTATAACCAGCAGGAGTTGCAGCTCCCCCACTTCCATAACCAGAAACAATTTGATTAGAACCACCTCCACAACTTATATTTGAATATGAATTTCCATCTTTAGCAGTTGTAGAAAAGGTTGCAGTGAAATAATTATAAGCAGGTCCAGAAAGAGTTCCACCAGAACCACTACATGTATATCCACTAGTAGAACCACTAGATGGATTTGAGTTACCACCTGTAGCACCAGATGCTTGTTTTATGTTTGAATTATTATAAAATGGAGTAGTATTTGTGTAATTAGTGGTACCTCCCGAAGTAGCTTGAGTAGGATTATTTGCGGTAACACTATTTGCAGAATTTGCGGTAATATTAATGTAAATACTGCTAGTATAAATTATACTAATAGAACTATAACCGCCATTGCCGACACCTGCAACAACATAATTTATGGATGAAATAGTATATCCTGAATAAGAATATGGTATCGTTGTTGCTTGAATAAATCCACCACTTCCTGCTCCTGCTGCATTACCAGTATTTTGAATACTATTTCCACCTGCGCCAAAAACATAAAAATTGAAATAATTATAACCATTTGGCATATAAAAATTAGATGCTAATGAAAGAGTTCCATTAACAGTTGTTAATATACCACTAGTAGAAGTAAATGGTGTTAGTTGTGTAGAATATGATTTAATAGCAGAATTTGAACTACCAGTTGATGATGATAATTTATTTGGTAAACTACTTGTAGAATCAATTGTGTAGAACCCACATGATACATATAAATTATACGATGTTCCAGAAGATAACCCTGTTAAAGTGTATGAATTATAACCTGTTTGAAAAATAACACCTGTGACACTACTAGAGTAATTACAGTATTTTTGATTAGTACTAGAATTTGTATGTGTGTTTGAATACTCCCAAAAATTACCACTTGAAATGGTGTGAATAGTAGTTGGTGGACTTGATGTTCCATAATATATTTTATAAGAATTACATAATCCAAAGTAATACCAATAAATTGTAATTGAAGTATCAGTAGATGATAAATAATTTATAATAGGTATACAAGGTGCATTTAATGTTGATAAATCACTACTACTTACATTGTAATTACTATTTGCGGTAGTTGTTCCAGATTTAAAACCATTTTGTATATCACCTACATTTGATGCATAACCACTATTTGACTGTGGACCACCAATTTGATAAAAAGTCAATAATGGTTGATTTTTTGTGAAAAACCCACCTATATTACAAGTCCAACCTGAACAATTAGTTCCTCCACTACATGTATTATCTGTTAACATTATAAGATTATTATTATTATTATACATATTAACTGCAAACCCAGCTGCATTAAGAGTGTAACCATCATTTTCACAAAAAAAATTAAATGTATTTACACCAGTTTGAATTGTTATATTATATAAAGAACCATTAGGCCAAGTACCATTATTTCCTATTAATGTTCCATTCAAATAAAAAGCACACATATTATCACACATTACATATATATTTACTGTAAATGAAGAACCAGTATTAGTATAAGTGTTTGAAAATACGATAGGATTTGAATAATTTGGTGTTATATTATTATATATTGGTGTATTCCAGTATACATATGTTGAACTACTTAAAGTATTAGTAGTACCCCATGTATTCATAAAATAAGAATCAGTAACAGATAATGTATATATAGTTGTAGACATACCAGATGCCATATTTTATTATATTATATTAAAATTTTTTTTTAATTATTATTTATATTTTTTATTCAAATATATTTTTACTCAAAAGATAAAATTGATTTTAACAATTTTTTATTTTTTGTAACAATTTCAATAGTCAAATATTTTTTTATGTTATTCATTATGTTTTTTTTATCTATTATATTAAAGAACTTTTTTCTCTCCATAATTGATTCATACTCTTCTTCTTGAATAAAACTAAATCCATAAATACCGTATAATAAATAATTTATGCTATATGGAATAATATCATTATTATATACATTTGACAATACTGTTTCAAAAATTTCTTTAACTATTAAATAAAATTCTGTAAAATCACTATTTTCTAATTTAGTGATAATATTATTTCTTAATTGAGTAATACTTAAATTTTTCTCTGTATTAAACTGTATACAAAAATTTTGTATTTGTATTTGTTTTAAATTTAATTTTAATTCATCTATAGATGTTCCAACAAATTCAACAATATAATTAACCAGATCTGGATTCATTTTTTGTAATATATGAATCATATCTCTCAAATAACGATTTCGCCTATATCTTAATTTTTTTTCTCTTTGTTTATCTTCTTTGCATTTATTTATGTTCTTTGTATTTGTTGTTGTTATTACTGCACTTGAAATCATGATTTAAGTATTTGAAGTATTTAATTATAAATTAAATTGTTTTTTATTTCAATTTTTTTGTAAAATTCATATTATTTATATTATTTATATTATTTGCTTTGTATTGACTTTTTTATTGTATCAAAAATTGTAAAGTAAAATAATTTACTTTTCTTCATCAGAAATACAATCTTCACAAAATTTTCCTAATTCTATATATCTTTTTTTTTGTTCTTTATCTAACTTTTTACATTTTTTAATTAAACGATTAGTTAAATTTAAATTTTTAATATCTATTTTTAATTCTTGAGATGGTAAAAAAAGTTGTGCACTATTTTCCATTAAAAATATCTGATTTTTTTTATTATAAAATAAAATCGGATTTTCATCTTCATCTAATTCAATAATACCACAAGTACAATAATCTATATGTTCAACTTCCTCTCCTTTTTTGCAACGAACATCAATAACATCAATATCATTAATATATTCTTCAAAAAAATCATGCGCTTGTTCTTTATTATCAAATAAAAATATTTTTGGAGGATTAATCGTAATTGAAGTTAACCTCATTTTTGACGCTTCATCTTCATAAAATTGAAAATCATAACAACCTTCATGTTTATTATGAATAATTATATATTTTGTCATTTTAAATTATATTTATATAGCATTATTGGTTTAAATAGTTTCAGTATAATTATTTATAATAATTATCTTACATATTTACCAGCTCTAACAAATGTATCAGCTATAAATATAATAAAAATTCCTAAAAAAGAATATAAAATAACTTCTTCTGTAACATTATTTGTTTTTTCATCTTGTTGATCTTCTAATAAAGATATCATATAATTTAATTTTTGTATTAAAATATCTTGTGTAGGATACTCGGATGACTGTATATTATTATTATTATTATAATATTGTTTATTTATAGAATTTATTTGATTTTTATAACTTGGTAACACACGTTTATAATATTCTTCCGCTGATTTATTATCACCATAATTATTATAATTATTTAAATCCAAATTATCACTTCCTTCATAATTTGGTTGAGGTGCTCTACCTAATGTTTTAAACATATTATCTTGTTGACTTGTCATGTTAATCATTGATTCTTCAGTTTTTACAGCATTTTTTGTTTTTTGAGAATTGTTAGAAAAAGATTCATTTTTAGAAACTTGAAATGTATCATTATCATCATCATTATCATTATCTAAATTATTATATATTTTTTCTAAAACATTATTTACTTTATTTGTATCAAAATTTTCTTTAGGATATATTTTTTGTGTTTTATTATGCGCTTGTTGTCTTTTTTTATCTATTATATTATCTGAATTATTTGAAACATTATTTGAATTATTGTCAAATGGAGCAGCGAACATTGCTAAAGACATTCTTAATAAAAAATCAGATAATAATTTATGAAACAAAATGAAATTCTATTTTAAAAAATAAATTATATAAGAATATTTATATAATGGAATTTAAGTTAGTTAGTAAAAATAGTATTGGAGTTTCTATAATGTTACTTTTAGTTCTTTTATTATCTCAATCTAGAATATTTGATTTTTTATTTGAAACATCTTTAGGTAGAACAATTTTAATTATTTTTATTTTAGTAATAAGTTATACAAATAAAATTTTAGGAATAGTTTCTGTATTATTTATTATTATTATGTTTAATCAATCAAATATAAGTTATATGGAAGGGTTTACTGATGCATGTGGAAATGAAATAACTCTTTCAACCATTTCTTCTAATATTCAACAAAAAAAAGCGAATGCAAAACAAACAATTCAAAATAATATAGCGGAACGCCAATCAACTGATACAACTACAACTACAGAAACATTTAATGGTCGTGAAGGATTTAATACTATTGATAGAGAAAGAACAATGCAAAAAGGAAAACAGTCAAATTCTATTCCTGTATTTCCTAAAAGTCGCGATCAAGGCAATATACAACCATCAGATAGTTCTACTTTTTTTAATTCATTTTCTGCAGTTTAATTATAATTTCGTTAAATAATATATATATGAAATACTTAATATATATTTTATTATTCATTATATTTTTATGTGCATTCAACAATTCTCTATATTATTCAAATGAATATTATTCAAATGAAGGTTTTACGCCTAAAATACGTCAAATTTATAAACCATATGTAAGAAATACGCGAATTTTTATGGAAAATTTTTATAATAATTATAATAAATCAATAACTAATTATTTAAAGAAATATAAAATAATGTAAAAATATTATAATATAATATTTTAGTAATGTCTTTAAATCAACCAATACAACAAAATGATACAAAAGAAAATATAAAACAAATGGGTGGAAAAACAACTATATTTACTCCTTTGTTTAACGCTATTTATTATGTTAATCATCATATCATGTACATGAACAATAGTAAATTTTTCGCTGGAATAATTATGATCCTTTTAAATGTTGGTTCTAAATTTATTCAAATACAATTTAGCAAATCAACAGAAGAATATATGAAATATACAGTAACTAAACAAATATTAGTTTTTGCAATGGCGTGGATGGGTACTCGTGATATTTATACTGCTTTAGGATTAACTGCTGTATTTACAATTTTATCTGATCATTTATTTAATGAAGAAAGCAGTTTATGTATAGTTCCATATAAATATAGAGTTCTTCATAAATTAATTGATACAAATAATGATGGAGTTGTTTCAGAAACAGAATTAGCAGCAGCAATTGCAGTTTTGGAAAAAGCGAAAAGAGAGAAACAACAAAAAAGACAAAAAGAAGCGTACAAAAAATTTGATTTTGAAAAATACAATTTTGATAAATAAAATTATTATAAAATTAATAAATAAAATTCATAAATTTTATAATAATTTAATAGTTTTATTTTTATTTTTATTTATATTTTTATTAATATTTTTTTTACTTTTAACTTTTCCATTTTGGGGTTCTATTTTTTTAGTATTATTTTGTATTTGTTCTTTATTTTTTAATGTTTTATTTTCATAAAAAGGTTGCATAACATATGATTTTCCTAACATATTTGCATACGCTTTTCTAACTGCATTCCATTTTTGTCTACATTTTATATTTTTCATTTCTTCTGGTGGAATACTAGTTCCTGGATATAATTCCATATCAATTGTTATATAATAAGCAATTTTTGAAGAATCATTGTTTGATTTATTTAACCCTCCATCTTGTATTGTTTGTAATATTTGATTTGTAAAATATTCATTAAATACATTAACAAAATTGTTATTTATATTACTATCTCTTAAAATAATATTTAAACTATTTTCAATATATTCCATAAATGGTTTTAATAATGCAAAATTTTCTTTATTTTGTAGATTTCTAGTAATTGGATAATAATTTCCATAAATTAAAAATAATATAAACAAAGGGGGAAAATCATTAAAATTATTTCTATTATAAATAATTTTTGTTGTTGAGATATTTATTATTTTTTTATTTTCATTATCAACTTTTTTTAGTAAAACTGGAAACGTAATTAATTCAAAATGTCCATTACTATTATACAAAAATAAATATTTGTTCCAATTATTAACTTCTTCATCTGTATTAAAAAATGTACCTCTATTTATTATTAAAATACCTTGTTGATTTAGTTCTATTGATATAATATTTAATTCTAGTTCAACATTTAAAGCAATAAATGCAATTTCATTTGCCCAATAATTACTGCTTAGTATATATTTTCTTATACTGTCATCATCATTTATATTAATTGCAGTAAATGGTTTAAAATATTGTTCTTGATTTTTTGGCATTTCTCTTGGACATTGAATCAAAAAATTATCAGATAATGGATATAATGCATTTACTATATCAATATATTCATTTTCTTGTATTGGTGTTCCATTATTTTCTTGTAAAACATCTTTAATATGTTGTTCAAATCTTAAATTTAAAATATCTAAATTTGCTTGAACTAAATTAACATAGGCATTCAAATAATCAGGGTCTTGAGTTTTTTTTTGTAAAATATATTGTAAAACTATATTTCTTAAATATAATTGTGTAAATTCAATTTTAATACCAATATTGCCCTTAGTAATTTTATTAGTAGGATTATGAATATTATGATAATTTATGCCTTGTGAAATTGCTAAAAAAAAACAGTCTCCTCCTCCATTATTTGCAATAATAGATATCCCATTTGTTACACTTTCTTGATAAGCGCTCCAACTTAAATTATTAGTGTCATATTTAACATTTATTTTTGTTGTATTTTTTAAATTTGTAATAACTTCTCTTTGTATATTTTGTGTAAAGTGCTGAAATATTAAATTTATTAAATAATAATAATTTCTGTTTAAGAAAAATTGATTTATTATTCTTTTTGATTGTTTTGATTTTATTAATTTTGGTTCTAAACCAGGTCCTTCATCATTTTCTTGTGAATTTAATTTTGTAATTTTAGATGGTGCGGATGTAAGTAATAATTGTTGACTTGGTAATTGTTGACTTGGTAATTGTTGACTTGGTAATTGTTGACTTGGTAATTTTTGACTTGGTAATTTTTGACTTGGTAATGAAGATAAACTGTCATTATTTCCTTGAACTGACGACACGTCTGATGCTGCTGATATTAAACGATTTTTATAAGGAGAATATGGTAATTGTGATAAATTTTGTTTACTTAAAGGAACCAATGTTTGTGAATTATTACTACTTGATGGTGATGTTAGTGATATTAGTTGTTGTTTTAATTGTGATGTAGGTGTAGGTGTAGGTACTTGTTTTGGTGTAGGTCTTGGTGTAGGTGTAGGTGTAGGTGTAGGTGTAGGTGTAGGTGTAGGTGTAAGTGTAGGTGTAGGTGTAAGTGTAGGTGTAGGTCTAGGTGTAGGTGTAAGTGTAGGTGTAGGTCTAGGTCTAGGTGTAGGTGTTATATTTTTTTTTACACCAATATAATTAGGTCCATAAAGTAAATTATTTGGTATTTTTTTAATTTCTTCTTCTCCTAATTTTATATTTTCATTTGCAATTTTATTATACAAATATGGATTTATAATTTTATTATACAAATATGGATTTATAATTTTATTATACAAATGTTGATTTATATCTTTATTCATATCAATTTCTTTTTTTTTTTCTTTAACATCAATTTTCCAATCTCCTTTTGTCCATTGAACATCTACAATTACATAAGGTTTATCTCCTATATAAATAATACTATTTGTAGGAAATATTGTATCTAGTGTTATTTTTATATTATTATCAATATAACCATTATGAGTTGCAATATTTAAACTACTTGCAGGTGTTTCATTAATATAATTTAATAAAGATTGAAATAGTCCTTTTTTAAAAAATTGTTTTATTCTTACATTTTGTGGAATTTTCTCAATAATGGATTTGTTTAATTTAATTAATGGATTAAAATTAAGATTTGAATCATTTTTATTTATATCTTTAATTGTCATGAATGGTTTATAAGTTATTTTTTGATGACCTGGTACATTTGTATTAATTGTTATATTTAATTGATTTGGAGTAGACATACTTATATTATGGATATATTATACATTTTATAAAATACTTTTTTATAAAATGCTAAATTTGTAATTTTATATTTTTATTTTTTATTTTTTCAAATATTTTTAATTAAAAGGGTTGTTTATTGATTTAATTTTGATCAATCCAGCAATATGGTTGTTCACCTTTGAGAATTACATCTGATTTATTTGGTTCAACAATTATTTTATTTCTTTCACCATAAACAATCCAGTAGAACGCTCCATTTGGTCCAAATACAGTAAAAGAATTGTTTTCTACTTTTGTAGTTGAGTAAACTGCCATAGATGGATAAATAGAAGTTAATTGTACTGTAAAATTTGCAGCTAAATTTTTAACATAATTTGGTAATTCAATTGTAACAGAATTGTTGTTAACAATACATGATTCACCTCTGTAATAAACACCTGCTTCAGGACCTTCTAAACATACATGAACTAAATATTTTTCTGGATCATCAGGATGATCTATAACAAATGATTTTAATGTTATACTAGCTACACCAGGATTTGTAGGAGTTCCATTATTTCCACTAATTGAAAAAGTTTGACCAGCATTAAAAGTTAAATTTCCAACATATTGATAACCTTGACCTTCACTCTGACTTCCTACAGATAAAAGTGCTACACCTGTATGTCCAGTGTATCCAGTAACACCAGTGTATCCAGTATATCCAGTGTATCCAGTGTATCCTGTTTCACCAGTATATCCTGTGTATCCTGTAACTCCAGTATATCCAGTGTATCCTGTTTCACCAGTGTATCCAGTATATCCAGTGTATCCAGTAACACCAGTGTATCCAGTAACACCAGTGTATCCAGTATATCCAGTATATCCAGTGTATCCTGTTTCACCAGTGTATCCAGT